TTTTGACGAGGAGGAGGGCTTTGAGTACGAGCAGAAACCTAAAGCAGCGGAAGTATCCGCAGGGCAAGAGGACTACGACTTTTAGGTCGCAGTTCGAATCCCGAGTTGCTCGTTCCTTGAAAAGGCAAGAAGTGAGTTACGCGTATGAGAAGTTAGATCTTCCATACACCGTGACTCGCAAATACAAGCCTGATTTCGTTCTCGAAAATGGGATCGTGATCGAATGCAAAGGGTATCTAGATTCAGCTGATCAACGAAAGATGAGAGCTATAAAAGAGCAATATCCAGATCTAGATATTCGCATGTTGTTTATGAAGTTAGATGGAAAGGTACAAGGATCCAAGATGACAAATATGCAGTGGTGCGAAAAGTATGACTTTCCTTTTGCACAGGAAAAAATCCCAAAGACATGGATAAATGAGCAAAAGAAACACAACGAACTTATTAGTGATTCATTGTTCAGCAACACCCCCGACGATGGAAGTAACTAAGCGAGACATTGATCAATGGCATAGGCAGCGTGGCTGGTTAAAGATTGGCTACCACTATGTCATTCAACGCAATGGAACCTTAGAGACAGGGCGAGAGGAAGATGCAGTAGGCGCACATGTGAAAGGACATAACCATACCTCAATTGGTATTTGTCTTATAGGCGGCGTCGATGCAGAAAATGTTGCTGAAAATAATTTTACTGATGAGCAATTTACAACACTGAATCAGTTGCTAACTGGTCTATCTAATAAATACCCAGACGCAGCAATTGTAGGACATACCGACTTAGATCCTAAGAAAGCATGTCCGAGTTTTAATGTGGAGAAATGGTGGAACAATCAACGGAATCAGAATTCATAGCGCATCAAGCGTGTGAAAAATGTGGTAGCAGTGACGCGTGTGCCGTCTACGATGACGGTCATAGTTATTGCTTTTCGTGTAATCAATTTAATAAATCCGACGAGGATGTGAACAAAATAGTTGAGTTTAAGCAACCTGCACAGACAGGTCTGATCTCAGGTATCCATAAGGCACTTCCTAATCGTGCTCTTACTTTAGAGAGCTCTCGTAAATGGAATTACCAAGTTGGAGAAATGAACGGACAGCCTGTTCAGATTGCAAACTACACAAACGATTCCGGTGATGTTGTTGCCCAGAAGATTCGCTTTCCAAATAAAGACTTTCGCTTTATCGGCGAAACAAAAAAAGTTCGTCTGTTTGGACAGAATCTTTGGAAGGATGGCGGCAAGAAAGTCATCATTACTGAAGGTGAGATTGATGCAATTTCACTTTCGCAGGTACAGAGCCACAAGTGGCCAGTTGTATCTGTCCCGAATGGTGCAGCAGGTGCTCCTAAAGCTATACGTAACAACCTTGAGTGGTTATTAAAGTTTGAGACTATTGTCTTTATGTTTGATAACGACGAAGTAGGTCGTGCTGCAGCTAAGGAGTCTGCTGCTCTATTACCACCTAAGAGAGCCAAGATCGCTACTTTAGAAATGAAGGACGCGAATGAAATGGTTGTTGCAGGCAAGACAAAAGAATTATTACAAGCTATGTGGGATGCCAAAACATTCCACCCCGATGGCATCGTAGCTGCTGCAGATCTGTGGGACAAACTTAAGGCTAGAAAAGTTATGAAAGCCTGGGAGTTTCCATTCCCTGGGATGAACCAGAAGTTACTAGGAATGCGCCGTGGTGAGATCACAACTATCACAGCAGGGAGCGGGGTTGGTAAATCTGCCTTCTGCAGAGAGATAGCCTACAAGCTTATGACTGAGGGAACCAAAGTTGGTTATATCGCCCTCGAGGAAGCAGACGATAGAACACTATTAGGTTTTATGGGGATCCATGCAAATGAGCCTCTCCATATGATGCCTGATATTGATATAGATAATTACAAAGATTCATTCGATGCAGTGAAAGATCAACTCTTTCTCTATGACCATTGGGGCTCAACTGAATCTGGAAACCTACTAGACAAAATTCGATTCCTCGTCCGAGGTTGTGAATGCGACGTCATCATCTTGGATCACCTTTCTATGGTGGTCTCAGGTATTTCAGCGGATGAAGAATCTGATGAACGCCGCTTAATTGATAACACCATGACTAAGTTACGCACGCTCACTGAAGAGCTGCAATGTGCAATGGTTTTGGTATCTCACTTAAGACGCCCCCAAGGTGATAAAGGTTATGAGAGAGGACAGGAGACCTCTTTAAATTCTCTAAGGGGTAGTGCAGCTATAGCTCAGTTATCTGATGCAGTAGTTGGACTAGAGCGTGACCAACAAGGTGAAGATCCTAATCTCACAACGGTTCGCGTATTGAAGAATCGTTATACAGGAGAAACAGGTGTCACAGGAACTGTCGCGTATAAAAGAGAAACTGGACGTTTGCGAGAAATTGCTGGTGGAAATCAGGGCGTATCTACGTTCGACTTCGCCGTCGGGCAAACTGACGGAGAGTTTTAACATCATCCCACTCGAGGATGGATCAGAAGACGGGATCATCTACACAGAAGAAGCACTAAGACAGGCTTATGTTGACTTTATGGAAAACATAAAGCTATTCAATTTAGAGCCTGAAGATACCCCAGTCACGATAGAAGAGTTCCGCATCATGTGGGAAGAATCATTATTACGTGACAAGGACAACATTAGCGACTTCGACCCTAACGAAGACGACCCCGATAAACCAAGAAAAATACATTAGTTACTCTAGCGGAGGACATATATGAGATTGATATTTGATATCGAAACAGACGGTATCGAAGCATCTAAAGTGCACTGTATTGTTGCAAAGGATGCTGACGATATAACTATTTACCAATTTGCAAATGATCGCTTAGATGAAGGCGTTCAGTTCTTATTAGATGCAGATGAATTAATCGGTCATAAC